TTAAATTTTAAGGTTACTATGAAGATTAATCCTACTCAATTTCATCAAGGTGCCTTAATTATGTATTGGGCTCCATTAAATATAGATATGAGAGCAGGTAAAGCCTTAGGAACATTAACGCAATTACCACATGCAATTTTAAATATAGCTAATGAGACAGAATGTTCAGTGATAGTACCATATTCGGCAATGACTAGGGTTTTACGTTCTCAGTACCCAACTATGGGGGATATTCAAGTAATGGTTTGGAATGTGTTGCGTTGTCCAACTGCAGCACCTCAAAGCGTGAAATTTTCCATATGGATACAAGCTATTGACGTGCACATGGCAATTAAGAGACAAGCAGGAGCAGAGGTTACATTACAAAGCAACGAAGCTCCTTCAGATACTGCAACAGGTGAAACTACGACTCAAATAGCATATAAGAAGGAAACAAGTGATAAACCAGGTTTTATTATTACTAAACATGACAATGTGTTATCAATGATGCGAAGATTCACTTTTGTGAATTCTGGTGCTTTAAATGCTGTTCCATCCGCATTTGGTACTTTCAATATTTTATGGGAAGTACCAGCATTTTGTGGCAGAGAGCATTATAATATATTATGCACGTATTTGGCCAGTTCAGGTACTAATAGATTTAATATAATTTCTAATTTTGGAGTATCAGAAAATGTGTTGGCATTTGCTCATCCACGTTATGATGACACTGCAAATCCAGCTGTACAACCACCAATCAGTGGACCGACATTTGGTAATGAAAACCCTAGTGCAATTTATAGAGGAGCAGTTATGTGGCATCCTGGAGTGCAACAACAAAAAATAGTTGAAATACCATATTATAGGATGTACCCTATGGTGGGTAATATACAAGGAAATTCGGATTATAATACAGGATGGCCAACATTGGATGTCACGTATATGTGGAGTCCTACGACAAATACACCAGTTAATATACCGATATCTACCCTTACGCATGCAGTTGGAGATGACTTTATGGTATATTTTCCAATTGTTATACCGCGAATGAGAATTCAACGTGTATCTCTTGCTACAGCAGATTTTGTAAATTTAAATAAAAACACTTATGCACACGGAAGTGTGGCACCTAGAGTGGCGAATAAACAATCGCAGTCACCTGGAGTGCCAGTCAATTTTCAGATGTTATCAAATTTCAAAAAGAGTGTAAAGGAGGTAGTAAATATTGGAGATACTATAAAAGCAAATCGTGAGTGTGCCCAATCGTTAAAAGATACCGCTGATGCAGTTGGTGGAGTCCTTCGGGATTCCCCTGCGTCAGTTGTACTAGCAGCTTGTGACTCAAATTCCAAAGTGTCTGAATTTTGGAATAAATGGATGAAAATTTCTGAATTACTAACTGATTGTGTACTGAATGTTGCACATATTTGTAAGGGTGGACCAATTGCAGTAATGGCGATAGCCAATTTGACAACAAAACTTGGTAGATTTGCCAAACCATACATTTGGGACAAACTAATTAAACTTAGTGAAGTTACATTGCAAGGTAAGGAGAAAGGAAGTATAACTTCATGGTTTCCTCAATGGAATCAGATATTTAGGGATTTGGCACCATCGATTACTGCAGTAGCATTATCTATTTTGTCTTGTGAATTTACGGGAGCTGATAATATATCGTTTCGAATTAGATTTTATGAAGCTATGGAAGGTAAAATATCTTTACTTGATAAGTGTATGGCACTTTTCCAAGTTATCATTGATTATATATTCGAAGGAACAGGGTTCTTTGTTGATTGGTACAAATATTCACATGCTGAAATTACGCAATTAGTTTCAGACTTTAATAGTGATAATAGTGAAGGCAAATTTGATAGTGATAAAATTCAGGAAAGTGACAATAAGGAGAAATTGGATAAGTATTATAAGAAAGCTATTAGAATTTCAAAATATGCTCCAGCTATTCCTAAGTTTCCTATTCAGTATACAAAATTAGCAGAAACTATAATTAAAACTTATAAAAGTGTTAAGATACCAGCTGAAGCTTCACGCTGCGTGCCAACTGCAGCAGCATTTATGGGGAAATCTGGAGTTGGAAAAAGTTTGTTAATTGGAACTGTATTACCTATAATATTACTTCTAAAAACAAAACTGTGTGAATCAGCAAGTCAAGCACAATTTAGTACTTGGGCACGTCCCACGGGGCAGAATGTCCATTTTTTTGACGGTTATACTGGTCAAAAGGTAATGTATGTAGATGATTTTTTAAAAGAAATTGAAGCAAAGGATGCGTCGGATATGATAAATCTTATATCGTGTACCCAGACTCCACTTGAAATGGCAAAATTAGAGGAGAAAGGCCGATTATTTTCATCCAAGTTCATATTAGCTACTACGAATAGTTCAAATTTTGCTAACGTTCATGGACTAATGCATCCAGAAGCACTGTGTACGCGCTTCGTAAATGCGTGGACAATTACTACAAAGAATCAAGATGGATCAAAAGCGGCGTCATGGCTAGCCAACAATTTGGAAGGGAAAACTGTTGAGCAATTAATAGATATGATTGATCAAGAATGGCATTTCTTCTACACCGATGTAGTTGGTGGTCATATTCGATCGAGTGTTACGTTTAGAAGTATTGTAACTCACTTGGTTGATGATTACCACAATAAACAAAATATTCATACTAAATTGACTAGTCATTGTCAACTATAACTTTACAAGCTGGTGATGCGGAATACTATGATGTTGATGATTATAGTAGAGAAGATGCTATACGAGATTGTATGGCAAACATTAGAGCAAGTAGAATTGATGGCGACTATGAAGAATATAAAGAAATGTTTATAAGTGAATTAAAGTGTCTTGGAATTTATAAATTGAAGAATGGAAA